GGGTTTTTAATGGGGATAATGCCTATGATTTAATGGTACTAGAACAAAATAAATACAGTTATATGGACGAAATTTTGAAATTTAGTATCATCGGATTAGATGGGTATGTAATTTACAAGTATGGTATAGACGGATTAAGCAGTTTACCCACATGGTTACAGTTAGCTAACATTATGGTATTAGTCAGTACGCTAGGCGGTAAAGGGATTCTGAGAATGTTTATGAATGGGGGATTAAAAGGACTTGTTAAAAAAAAACGGTAAATGACAAGTTTAAATCATTTAGCCAACGTCAGCAAAACGATAATCTAAACCAGTCGGATTCGACCCCTTTAGAATACGATGTTATTTTTAATGTTGTTGATACGTTTAACAAAACAAAGTTAGGCAACTTATGTATTGGTGACCAGCAATGGGAATGTATCAGCGGTAAATATGGAAATGGAGCATTGCCAAAGGGTAAATACACAATTGATAAATGCTACAAATTAAAGCCAATTAAAAGGAAAACAGAGGCATACATGGGTAAAAAATTTCCATGGATAGCTAAATTAACCCCACAATTTGAAACAGATCGCACAAAATTGTTAATCCATCCAGATGGTAATAAAAATGGCACACGAGGGTGTATTGGTATTTCTAAAAAAGAGGATGACGTAGAAGTTTATAGCAGTATTATTGATTTATTAAAAAATAAACAAAAATTGACTTTGATTGTCAATTAATGTTATACTATTGAAGTAATTAGTATATGTGTTGGCAATAAATCCTTAATTGTTTTTGTTGATATTAAAATTATTTTGTTTTCATAATTGCCAACACATATAATAATTACAAGTAAAATGATTGAAAATATTTTAAGTGGATTGAACAGAATTTCTAAAATAAAAAATCAAAATTGTCAAAATATCAACACTGAAAATAAATATTCAAATAGAATTGATTTTTATGAAATAAAAACAAAAATAGGTGTGAGTGTACCAGGTAATATAGATGTTATCGTATCATCTAAAAAGGAGCTCTGTCCAATAATTATGTGGTCGAAAATAGGTGGGTATGCACCAGGTGTGATTAATAATAATCATAAAATATTTTTTGATTTATCAGAATCAGACTTTATGACATTTAAAACTCATTATAAATTTAGTACAGAAGATATTGCCCTAGCTATTGAGGCACTTTACAGTGTATGTGTTAAAGATAATAATATGGGAATTGATATTTATGCAAGTTCATTTGATGAACACTCAAAAGAGTGTTATTGGTGTGATTTTAGATACTAGATCTTCCGATACTATTTATAAAATTAGGTACTTGTGGCATTTCATAGTTATTAATTGAATCTGGAACCATATCGTCAGCAATTTCAGGTTGTGGCATTTCAGGCATTGGGGGTTGTGGCATTGTTAGCCCTAAGCTGTCTGTTATCGTGCTAATTGCCGATACTTGTTGTGCCACAGGCAATACAGCAATTAATTCAATAATATCTTTTAAGCTCATATTTACGTTTTTGATGTATGCGTTAAAATCAGGCTCAGGTAATGGCACTTGTGATTGTTCGTCTTGCTCTTCTTTTATTTTATTGATAATTGCTCGGTAGTTTGGATAATCCAATGTTTTTAATATCAGCTCTTTAACATCTGGGTTATTGATATCGCCAAATACACCTTGCTGAGCTAATTGCATGGTTGTTGCAGCGATTGCCGATTGTGATTGTGGCAATGAACTACCAGCGGTTATCTCTACTTCATATTCCCCAAGTGTTAAATCTGATTTAATGGTATCAATGGCCATTAATTCGTTTGTTTGCATATCACGATCATATATGTTGATCTGCATTTCCCCCATTTCGTTAGGCTCCATTGAGGCAAATTGTGTTCCACTTGTCATGCGTATGATTCGTGGTTGGTTGTAATATAACTGAATTAAGACAACAGCCTTATTACTAATATCAGTTAAGAAGTTTTTAAAATTACGTTGCATCTCACGAATGGATGACATTGGTGATTCAATCAGATCACGTACCATTTGGCCACTATTTACACCTGTAGGACGTTCACCTGATAGCATAATCTCATTAATACGTGCTACCTTGTATGCATCTTGCTTCAAATCTTGAATATGCTGTCTAATAATCTGTATATCCTGTGTTAATTTATTTGTTACTAGCATAGGTTGTGTCATTGGGTCCCCTGGTTGGCTACCAATGATATCAAAATTGCCCTGGAAATGCCTTCGGTAGTTTTCGGGAACGATTAACATTGATTTATATTTAACAATTAACTCTTGAAGTTTTGCGTAAGCATTAGTTAAACGTGCTTGTATTTGCATTAAATCCTCAACGTCACCTTGTCCCATAAGTGAATCAGATTGAATTGGTGAATAAGTTGAAAAAGGAAACCCAAAAGGGTAATCGATTGGCCGATCTTCTAATATTTCCTCACCACTAAAAATGATTAAACGTCCATTAGGATATTTAAACCTTTCCTCGGTTTTCATTTCTTTATCTTGCTCTGATTCATCATCCAAAGGAACAAGCACCGTATCATCTTTTAGGTAACATTCCCATAGTTCGATATTATGTTCAGTTCCACTAGGCTTCAAACTACCTTTATTTAAATACATTTCACTACCAGTAGTTTCACCGTTAGCAGTTACTTTACCAGCCACAACTTTGTCTGTAGGTTCTCCCATGTCGATTGTTGCTGATGGTGAGGTTAATTCATCGATCTTTTTAAGTATTTCGGGCTTATTCTTGTATTGATTGATCAAATCAAAACGACTGATAACACGCTTCACAAAAATATAATTACAGTTTTCAATGTTTGTAGCCGTTGGTTCAGGGTAAAAGTCTAATGGACTTACATGTTCTATTCTTATATCACCTAAGCCGTTATTTATTGATTGATTCCATATAGCTTTAGCGATGCCAATGCCATAGATTGAACCATCACGAATAACTTTTTGCGAGATGTTCGGTAATTCCGAATTTCTTTTAATGTTTTCCCAACAGTCATTCAAAATATCAGCGATTGACTCTAATTGCTTTAGATTATCAAATGTTTGATGCGAAATATTAGCAGGTTTAACGTTCGTGGTAATCATTGCATCTAAAGCGGTAGTAGCTTTAGTCTCAATAATCGGTTTTATAACATTATAGTATGCGTTGCCTTGCCCAGCACTACCAAGCGTGGTATTTCCATCTCGATCAACGCCAGTAATAGGCTCAAACGAACCTTCATAATAACGTTTATATTTTTTTAGTTGTTTAGTGTTATGCCCTGTTTTAGCCTGAGACAATAAATTATTCAGGTATTTAATAAAAGGGTTATCCATTAGCTTATAATACAATTAGAATTTTATATGTTCATTATTTTTTTTTAAACATTTTGTTAATTTTTTTAAACATTTTGTTAAAAAAAAGTAGGTGCATTTTATAAATTTGCAATATATGATTTTGGTATGGAGTTAAGATACGGACAAGAGATCCAGCTTAAAAAAGATATCGATTTAAATTTTTATTGTGATGGTATATTTCCAGCTGGTCAAATGGGATATCAAGAAACCCATTATAAAATTAAATTCGATCAAGCTAGAATTATACTGCCACAAAGTTTAGTTTGTGAACTTTTTGAAGAATATAATACTGAACCAATTAATGATTCGAGTCAAGATTTGAGTAAACTAAAAAAGCATGAATTAATTGAATTGGTTAAGACTGCATTTCCCGATCGTGATTATAACGGATTAAAAAAAGATCAATTAATTGAGATGCTTGAAGGACCAACAGATGCATAAAGATAAAAAAGAGGGCATTATGATTGTTTTTGGTAATTCCAAAAATGAAAAAGACGATTATAAAGAAGATAAAAAAGAGTATGAAGAAGATAAAAACGAAAAGACTGAAAAAGAGTCTAAATTACAATATACTCTTGAAGATTTTGGTGGGTACACGCCCATGTCATTGGTTTCAAAATTAGAGGAAACCAAAGACGCAATAGCTAAAGGTAGTACTAAAGAGGCAATTATGGCTCTTGATTCTTGCATTGTTCGGATAACGGGTAAGCAATTACCAGAAAACGACCCTGACAGTGCTATGAAGACAGACCCATTTTATGAACTCGATAAAATACTATCTTAAAAATATTTTAGGAGGAAACAATGGCAGAAGACATCCAAGCTGATGCTGCAACGGAGCAAGTCCAACCAGAGGCCACCCAAGTTACTTTTGGGCAAGGCGATAATGTTGACACTTCAAGCAACGACAATGGACAAGTTGAAAGCGAGTCTATAAATTCATGGGAAGGAGATAAGCGTTTTGAATCGCACTGGGCAAAAGACCCAAACAAAATGTATGAATCACTACGTTACCACGAAAAAAGACAAGGTGACTTTGACAAACAGATTAATGATTATAAATCTCAAGTTGAAGAACTCCAAAGATACAAAGACGACTATTCGCAAATTGAAGAATTGTTCAATCATCCTCAAATTGGCCCTGATATAGAAAACGTCTTAAATAAATACAGTAACGGTGAAAAAGAACAAGTACAGCCACAAGCTAATGTTCAAGATGACAGATTAAATGAAATCTTGGCTTGGAAAGAGAGCATCGAAAAAGAAGCATTGTCACATTACGAAACTCAACAACAAAACGAGGCTTTTAATAGAATTGATAAGTTAGCAGATCAATATGTCATTAATTATGATAAAGACCAATTCGCTAATTTTATGAATCAAGCAAAAATCCCTAAGCATTTATGGTTTGATGCCTTTAAGTCTAAAGCATTTGATCAAGTTATGGCAAAGCATGGAACACAAGCAGCAGAACAAGCACTAAGCAAAGCACAAGCAACGCCGAGTGTTGTTACTGGCAGCAATAAGGTTCCAGTGGGGGCAAATGCTCCAAAAAATATCGATGATTTTAAGGCTCAGCTTGATAAAGTTTTACCAGATTAAAAAAAGGAGAATAAAAAAATGTCTTTAACAGCAGCACAGCTCGACGAAGTACAAGCGGTCGCACATAATGCTTTTGATAAGATTATGCCAGACCAATTTTTAACATCTTCTGCCTTTGGTAGCATGATGAGTAAAAAACCAAATTTAGAATATGTTTCAGGTGGTTCTAAAATACAACAACCTGTACAAATTGCAGAAAACGCATCTGATGGTTTTATCGACGGAAAGTTTGATGTGTTGGATTTATCAGCTTCCCAACAATTAAGTTTTGCAGAATTTGATTTTAAATACCAAAACTACAACGTGTCTATCACTCTTGATGATATTACTCGCACAGGCGATACTCCTAACGCGATTAAATCTCTTTTAGTTGAAAAAGTTAATTTAGCTGCAGGAACTGCAAAGCGTACCTATGCACAAGCATTACATGGTAACGGTTCAGATTCTAACGGTAAAGCAATCAACGGACTTGGTGACGTGACTGCTGCTTCTGGTACTGCCTATGGTGGT